ACCAGCATAAGGAACTGGATTGGCTGTCTGAACAGTTTGAGCAACCAAAGTTCCAGTGGTTAAAGGCAGACATCTCTTAATAGCAATACCACCGAAGTAGTTAGTGCCATTAGTAACGAAGTCAGCAGCAGCCAAAACATAATTATTATCTGAAGCAGCACCACTTGATAAGGTGGCGGCGGAGTATAAAGGTTCGCCAACCTCAAAACGTGTTTCGGAAGCCGCTACTCTACGTGGTAAAGTTGCTGCCGGACCAATAACTTGTAAATCATTTTTCATAGTATTTTTTTAAATTTAAAAGATAACACCATCTCTTAAATCGGTTTATTAACGTAGTCCTTATTAAGATTAAATCTTGTTAAAGACGTTGCCTTTTGGGCGTTGTTATTTGATTACTAAGCACCAATAGGAGCTTGAGCTATACCAGCTTGAATAATTTTACCAGTAGCCAAATCCTTGTATATTACTGCTCCATTAGGAAGTTTCTTCTCATAACGCTTACTTGATTGATTAAAGGTAAATCCCTGTTGAGATAATACCATTTTAACATCAGGCGTTAGATTAGGCTCTTTAGTAGTATTTGTTTCGTGATTAGCAGTAGAGGCATCAGTATTAACATTTACTTTGCCACTCAAAGCACGTAAAGCTTCGTTGCGTTCAGCAACAATCTTCTTTCCGTTCACGAGAACAAAAATTTCTTCAATCTGCTCTTGTAAAGGCATATCTTCAGGGAAAGTCCTGTTCATCCATTTTTCTACTATCAAACTTTTCTCAGCCATATCTGACGATAACTGATTAGCGATAGTATAGGCGTTGGCTTCTTGAATTATCTTTAAACTCTTTTGTGTTTCAGCTTGAATAGCTGATAGAGAGTTTTTGCTTAATTCTTCCACTTCTTCCTCAACTTCTTCAGGTGCTTTGTGTGAAGATTTATAACGGTCAGCAGCTAAAGCATCTTCTGCTTTCTTGCGACCTGCTCGTTCCTTTTCCAATTCGGCTTCGTAATCTATTTTGTTGTCAGAGTGCGAACCCTCTTCAGGGTTTTCAACAACTTCTTCGGTTGTATCTACTTGTTCAGACGCAGTAGTATCGTCTTTTATTTCATCAGCCATAGTGACATCCTCTGTTTTAGCCTCTTGTAGGGTTATGAGGTATAACCCGTAGGCATCGGTTTTTAAGCCGTGTTATATTTACCAATTCCTTTCTTCATAGATTTTAACCTAGTGTCAATACAATCTAAAACATAAGTAAAAGATTTTCCCATAACTAGATCTAAATCATCTTTAGAAAGGACAAACATACGTTTATTAGCTTGATATCTAACATCTGCTTTTAATATCTTCCATAACTTTGAATGTAGCAGATTAACTGTTTCTGATATAAGCATATTCTTTTCAGCGTCAAGCATTTCCTTATCCATAAAATACCATTTGCCTGACTCTTCTCTTAAAATATCTTCTTCTGATATTGTGTTGAATAAGTCTTTGACTGCTTCGGTTAATATCAAACTCTTATCTTCCCTATCTTTAATAGCTAGGATAGCGTCTTTAATGGTTGGATAACCACCTAGAAGTTTTATTAACCATTGTTTCATACTTAGGCTTTACTAGCTTTTTTAACTTTAGCTTCTCTCTTTTCTTCTTTTTCCTCAACTACCTTTAAGACGGCTTCTTTTTTCTTTTCAGCAATCTTTTCGGCGGCTTGAAGTTCTGGGGTAATTTCATCGCCTTCTTTAATTTCCACCTTATTACCCTCTAAGTCTTGTAGTAAATAGATAATCTTAGGTTCGTCTATTGCTACAACTTTACTTTGAGCCTTAGTGGCTTCTAGGTCACAGAAACAGCCGGACTTAACCTTGCGACCATTCTTAGTAATTAAACCACCTAAGCGGTCATAGGCGGCTAAAATAAGCTCTGGTGACTCACTACCGACACCACCTTTAAGCTTACCACCACGACCCATAGAGCCATTGATAGCTCTGTCTACTTTTTCCTCGTTTCCAAGGTCATAACCATTTACTAACATATTTTTTTTAGTTATTGCACAACGTTGCCTTGAACGGCTTTTTGTGCTGGCTTAGTTAAATTATCTACTGCTGGTGCGTTACCAGCATTTGTTGGTAATTGTTGTTGTTCGGGTATATCTTTCATCAATTCATCTCCTTCACTTTGCAAGGAGGCATAAACTACTTTTCTATCTAAAGCCTGCATATCAATATAGGGGTCATTAGCAAACTGTTGTCTAAGTGTAAGTAATAGGTTTTCTCTAAACTCATTTGTCTTGTTAAACATTTCAGCCAAGTCAATCTTACAAAGGTATTTAAAGTTAGCAAACAATTCAGGATTTACCAGTGTTAAAGATTTCTTGTGTTTAGGATAATCAATATCTTCTAACAATTTCATTTCTCTCATTAGCTTTTCTTTGGCTGTCATCTCAGCACCTAGTAATGATTTATCAAACCTAATTGTCTTGTCTAACATCTTACCAGCCGAACTCTTGTTCTCTAGGAAGAAGCTAGGATATTTAAGGGCTAAGTTGCCATTAACTAGTTTCTCTACTTGGGGGGCTGTTATATTATTAACAATGATATCTTTCATTAAGTCGCCATACATAATCATACTTTCGGCTAAGGACTTACCAACAGAGCCAATAATCTTTTTAGCGTCTGAACGGGCTTGAGCAACGCTATAAGCTTTCTGTGATGCTTGTGGTAATTGACCTGCTACTGTTCCACTAACACTTTCATCATCCATTGATTTCTCTGTTTCTCTTAAAGCATTGAAACCAGCAACCATATTTGAATTAGGTAATAATGGGGATATTTTAGCGTCTTTATCTTCAAAGGTAACAACAGCTCCCGGGAACACTACCTCGCTATCAATCGCATCGCTTCCTGATATAGCGATAGGCATATTAACTTCCAATAAAGCTCTATTCATTACAGTTTCGCTCATAGCGTCATATAAACGATTATCCCATCCTAATACTGACATCATTGATTTATAGAAAAAGAAGTGTTCGCCAATCCTTGAATATCCAAAAGGAACTTTATTATATTTAGGGGTATTACGATTATCTCTATGTTTGATTGGGTTGTTTTCAACATTGTCATCACCCATATAAATACCATTAACAAAAGGAACTTCTAAATCCTTGCGTCTGTTCTTATAGATTTCTTCTGATACTAAGCCTAAGTGTTCGTCATCTTTAACATCATAGAACAATCTGTCTTCGTCTGAATAGACTGACTTAATACCCTCTTGAACATAAGTCCAATTAGGATGTTTGCCATACTTAGCCTCTAACTCGCTCTTATCAACCCACCTTCTTTCAATGATACACTTCTGCTTCTGCATATTACGCTCATAGGCGTTTGATATTAAAACTTGATTAGCAGAATAGATGTTAGCTTTAAATCCTGATAAGACCTCATCAACTATCTCTTTGGTTGTGTAGCTTCCGTCTTTAGATTTTTCTTTGATGGTTTGCATTACTTCACAAAACTCTGCTCCTAAGTAAGTAACAGGGTTAGTCATCATACCGAATACCATTTGAGTAAAAGCTGATTGATAGTTTGAATTAGTTGGTTGGCACATCCATTCAATTACCTCATTCATAATCTCTGACATATCTCTATCAATGTCTTGGCTATCGTTTTGGGCTATAAACAATGGGATTAAGAAACTAGCTGTAAGTTGAGCGTGCATAGCAACACCTTTATTACGAGCCATTGATCTAGTGCCTCTCCACTTCCAAGCTTCAGCAGGGTCTTCTACTGATGTATCAACATAAGCATTAAACATAGCTTGTCCTCTATCTTGGTCTTGATAGATGGTTCTATTGTTTAACTCAATCCAACCCCTATCTAAAATACGCTGACCATTTGCATATTCTTTCTTAACCATTTTGGTCAACTCTATAACAGGCTCGGCAGGTTGATAAGCCGATAATGCTGTCTTTTTGTCTTCAATGTATCCTAACATAATTTAATAGGATTAAATTCTAACTTTAAATCTTTAAATGCCTTTTCTTCAATACTAAAGGGTCTCTTTATTATTTTTTCTTTAATTATTGTATAAAAAGCTTTTAATAACATTTTTTTAGTCATTTCTTCTAAATTTGACTCACTACTATAAAACGGACGACACTTGTTAAATACTTCATTGTCTAATACAAACTCACCCACAATCATATTCTCGTCAGCAACTAAATGAACATCTACTATTTCGTCTAAAAGTTTGTATTTCATAAGTTTTTATTAACGTGGTCTAAATACGCTTGTTCTACTCATATCTTGTCTAATAATATCTAGTATTGGTCTTTGTGGTTTAAATACGTGTGTTCCCTTTTTAGGTGGTGATACTATGCTTATAATTCCATACTTAATTGCGTCCATACAATGATTCCATAAGTCTTCAGGTATATTAAGTATCTTGCCATCCTTGTCAGTCATCCACATATAATTTCTATACTCCTTGATAGCGTTAATGCTTCTCTTGGTAAGGCTTATCTTTTGTTCTTGGACTTGTTCAATCGCCCAACTGTTATAATTCTTACCTGAGCCATCTGATGCTTTCTTAGCACCTATAATATTAATTCCGTAACTCTTTATCTCGGCTATGCTCTTAGGTTCGGCACTATCAGCTGCACATAATACATCATCTTCTTGGTTTAAACATACATCGGCTATCTGTTTATTACTCAATCCTTTCTGATAAGTCAGCTCGTCTAAGATGTAACCACCATTATAATAATAAATGTCTATTATTGTGGTAGGGTCGTTGGTATAACCAAAGTCTATTCCTCTTCTAATTAACTTTGCTTCGTGTGGTATTTCATCTATTATCTTCCAATCACTATAAATCTTGCCTTCTAAATTTCCCAACTGTCCTAATCCATATACAAGCCACCAATTCTTTCTATCCTTACGTGACTTAATTGACTTAACAATAGATTTATCTAACGCCTCATTATCCTTGTAGGTAAGTATTAACTCATCAACATCTTCTTTGCCTTGTAATTCTGGGTAATACCAGAACTCATCTGTTGGATTCCAATCAAGAAAGATAAAGTCCTTTGTTCTGATTTCTAACTGCTCATAAGTTTCAAACGGAATATTGTTAGCCTCATTGATAAACAATCTATTTCTTCTCGGACCTCTTACTTTTGCTGGTTGGTCGGCTGAAAAGAACTCAATGATACTTCCGGTTTCAAACGTATAAGTATAATCAGACCTATTCCATAACTTGTCATTGTAATAACCGTGCTGTTGTAATATATCTAGGAAATCTCTTATAGCTCCTCTTTTAAGGTGCGGAAAACTCTCTGATACTATGCTAGTGATTGTCGGTGTTGTATCTCTTTGTGCTAAATCTATTAATACTTGCTCAATTCCTATTGTCTTGCCTGCTGACGTTCCACCAGGGACAGCTCTAACTCTCTTCTCCAGTTGTGATAACTTTACTGTCGCTGTCGTTATTTGGTAAGGCATCTTTATTCAAATTAGCTAATAAAGGTTTTGGGAAATCAACTTTGACTTCTGACTTATCAACTATTCTTTGTTTCAATTTATTATATTCTTTTATAGCCCCTAACTTATTTGTAAAGTCAGCGTGCTGTGCTATCAAAAAACTTAATTCTTTATCAATAAATGCGTCATTAAATCCAGTTTGTTCTAAGATGTTGTTGATTCGTGCTATAACCTTTACATATCCTAGCAATCTTGATGCTGATGAACAAGCAGATTTATACCAATTAGGTTTACTCTTATCTACATTATAAGCTTCAACATAACTTTCTACTCCATTACCAAAGAACTCTTTTTCAGTAGCATATAATTTACAAAATAACTCCTGATTAGGATTTAACTTTTCTTCTTTAGGTTCTTGGTTGTCCATACTTTTATATTAAAATCCAAAATTATTATCTTCACTTATTCTTTTTCTATGCTCATCTGATTGTTTATATCCTTTTTTAAACATATTTTAATCAGAATTTAATGAGACAAATTCATCATCGGTAAGACCACCCATAGAGTCTCTCCATTGTTCGGTTTCACTTTCTTTTAGTTGTCCTTTTTCTATCTTCTGGCTTATAACCATTTCTCTTAGTTGTCTAGCGATAGCCATTTGTCCTTCCCATTCTGATAGTTCTTCTTCTTCTTGGGTTATACTTTCAACAGTAATAAGGTTGGCTACTACTTGGGTTGCGTGTTCAATCCCATAATATAATGCTTCAGCTGGGTCAATAACATCATCTCCTATTTCAGTAATACCACTGGCTAAGATTTGTTCATTAGGGGCTTTTAAGGTTTCAGTTAAAATGTTTGGTTCTAATTCGTCAGCAATTTCTTTTAAACATAGACCAGCACCTTTTACATAACCAGCTTTTAAGGCAGACTTACAAGCATAAACAGCGTCTTCAATCTTTAGCTTTCTGTATAAAGAATTAGCGTCAGTTGAGTCGCCAACTTTTATAATACCAACAGCGGAAGCCATTGAAGCTATACGTCTTTCAAGTAGTTTTTTAAAGTTTTCTTCTCTGGTTTCTTTTAGTTGATTTTTTAATACTTCAATTCTTTCTTGGACTGGGGTTACGTTATCATTTTCTAAAGTTCCGCCACCACCAATAGCAGTAGCGTCTTCTTTTGCTTCGGTGTCTTTAACAATAAGTTTTTCTAAAAACCCTAAGCTAGATAAGTCAGCGTTCTCAAGTTTATTGCCTTTATTCTTATCAATAAAAGTAGCACCGCAATAAATAGCTAAGTCTTCAAGTTGTTCAGTTCTTAATGACGGGACTTTAATAGGATAGACTTCTAGACCTGTTTTCATTACTTTGCCGTCAGCAGTAACTCTAAACATTAATTTCCACAATTCTTCTAATACATCAGTTCCAAAATTATTAGCTATAATAACTAGTTTTGGATTTGTTTTTAAAATAGTTTCTAGGGGCTTCTTAATTTGTAGCGTGCTATCAATCGTGTAGTTAGTTACTAAAATCTGACAATCATTGGCGACCATTTCATATTTGTCGGGGTTATTTACAAAACCTTTACCCGATACTTTAGCTGGAAATCGCATACCTCTGATAACTTCGGTTTCAATTTCTCCTTTATAACCCTCTACAACATCAATAAAGCCATCTACACCAACATCCCAAGCCATTTCAGCTATAATCTTACCTAATTCTGGGTCTTCTACTGAAATTACGGCAATCTTTTCTAGTTCCTCTAGGGTTTCAATCTTAGTTGATTTATTTAAAATAGCTTCTTTAACTTTCTCAGCACTACTTAAAATGTTCTTTCTTAAAACCATTACATTTGAAGCGTTGCCAACATCAATAGCACTCTTATCTGAAATCATTTTATAAACTTCGTTGAAAAGGTGTCCTGCTAAAATTGTGGTCAAGGTAGTTCCATCACCAACCTTTTCGTTTGTTTTCTTGCTAGCTTCTTTAAAAACTTCTGACGCTAATCTAACGTGTATATTCTTAGGCGTAATACATTGTGATACTGTTACGCCATCATTTGTAATCCTTGAACCTCTATTAAAAACTCTAAATAATAATGCGTTGCTTCCTGCCGGACCATAAGTCTTTTTAACTACTTCATAAACAGTATTAACTCCTTTGTAAATTGCCTCAAGTGCTTTTTTTCCTGTTAAGGTATTTGTTGGTCTGCTCACAAATTTATTGGTTAATTATTATATTTAACTTTTATTCCCCAAAATATATTTCTTTCTGATAAGTGAAGTTTAGCTAACTCTTGTTTAGTGCCTACAATTTCATAATCTTCTTTTAAAGAGGTTGTCAGACCGATAGAATTTCTTACTTTGTTTTCAAGTTCAGTTCTTGATTTAAAGTTTTTAGCTTCTAGTGTTGTCATATTATTTCTTTTCTTCTTTAGGTTTTGGTTCAACTGGCTTGTCTTCAATTTTCTCACAAACTGCTAGAGATTGAATTAGGGCGTTTGTTTCGTTCCAAGGTCTACTTCCAAGATAGTTTATAACTTCTTGTAGTAATTTAGGTTCAATTAGAAATTTCATATATTAAGTTAAGTTTATAAGTCTTATTTGCTTACACCCTCATCGGGTGTTTCCTAGACTATTCAAGGGGCTATCTAACAAGGTTTTATCTTAGACAACGGTCAAATAATCTATGGGTGTAAATAAACAAAAAAACCAGTAATTAAAACTGGTCGTTATTCACGATTATTATTCTTTATGCTATTCGCTGTTAAAATCATTTCACTGACAAGCTAATGGTTTAACTATCTACATACATTATATACCCATTGGTAGTAATTTGTCAAGCAATTAATAAGTATGTTAGTTATCCCCTTGACAGGGTTTATGCCTTGCTGTATTATGTATTTATAAAGCAAGGAGCAAACGAAAATAATAACCCTTGCTGAGTGGCAGGGTTTTTTAAATACTAATCTATTTAAAAAGAGGCATTTCACCTCGCTCCCCCTGCTACTCAATAGGG